CGACCATGAAGTATATCTTTAACCCACCACTTGTCTCTATCAATTTTAACAATGGCAATAGCGGTTTCATCGAGCCTACTCCGTTTAAGATTACGTTCTTTCTCGATAGCTTCAAATCCAGCAGGATCAATAGCAATTACATACGATCCCTCTTCAGGTTCTTCTGCGGTCTTAAACCACTCTTCTTTAAATACACCACCTGTGAACGTCTCAAACGATGCCTCAAATTCTTGTCTGAAAGACATTGATGACATTGAGGTTCTTGCTGCTTCGATTTCATCTTCTGGAATAAACGGATTATCAGTCGAGTTAAATTGAAACGAATCCCAGTCATCTAGCTCCATCGAGTCTGTATAAATATCATAGAAGTGGTTTTTACCTGCTGGAGTACCAATGAACAAAGCACCACCACGTACGTCCGCAAGAGTAGGACGAATAATCTGTTCCCACACCTGTGGCTTCATAGAAGCGTACTCATCTAGCACAACATAAGCAAGACCAACACCACGTAAGGTATCAGGTCTATCAGACCCTTTCAAATAGATCTTCCGCCCATTTACAAGAGTTAATACAGCAGTATTCTCATGAGCAGCAGTAATTAGATCTTCACCCAGTTCCTTCAGCATAGACCACATGATGTCTTTAGCTTGTTGAAACGTAGGACCGATATAAAACACGTCCTTTGAATCAGACTGAAGAGCTTTAATTAACAAGATCCAAGCAGCAAGTCGAGACTTACCGAATCTACGTCCAGCAGCCACAACCTTGAATCTAGCTTCTGAGTGAAAGATCTCTAATTGTGCAGGGTGTAAATCAACATTAAGTTCGGGCATTCTTATCCTTCTTCAGCTTCTCTTTAATCTTGGCAAGCGCCTTTTTAAATCTAGCTTGTCTAGTCCAGTAATCTTCAGGAAGTTCAGGTAACCGACTCACTTAACAGCCTCAGAAACTTCAATAATCACAGCATCATCTGTTTTAACAGAAGGATCAATCAAAGAAGTAGGATCAGTATCAGCAATCTTTTCTGTAATAGAAGTAGAAGCACCCACATTAATAATAATCTTAGAGTCTTGTTTAGTACGATTAGAATCAACAGCTTTATGGACAGGCAGTATTCTATCAATACACATCTTCAAGCAATGAACATCACCATCCATAGCCATATCAACCACTTTCTGCACTATATCAGGCCCTCTTTCAGTCATCATCTCACGAGCTAACAACGAATATTTATTCTTAGAACCTTTAGGCCTACCTACAGCATGATTAACTTCCTTATGCCCCTTCACCCACAAAGGGTTACCTCTTCTTTTCTCAGTCATTTTAATTATCCATCACGGGTTAAAGTACCATTATTATATACCTATACATTCAGTTTATACGATATATTACGACTTGACAATATAGTATCTATCAGCTAAAATCTTCCTTAACTAGTTTGTTACTTCATAGCAATGTTCATTGTTATTACACAGACACTCCAATAGTACCTTTACTTAGACAATCACTAATTACCTCATCAAGGGACATAAGAAGTACAATCAATTGAACTAACATAGTTAATCCAGATAGGCACAAGTAGGTCTATCTATATGTTCTTCCTCTTTTTTCAAATTACGTTTCTTCTGTCTTGGGTATAGCATCCATTGTTGTAGAGGTTCAATTGAGCCTCCCCCTGCCAAACACTAGAAACGTTATCAGCTGTAGGCCTTTGTCTGTATAGGTTTGCATAGATACGCCTTAAGAGTTGCAACACCATAGTAAAAACGATTGAAAAGTAAATAATTAAGGGATTGACAACCCACGGAACATTTCGAAGCATTAAGCGCAACTGATCAACGCCACGATCAAACAATAATTTAATCATTAATCAACTAATTAATCTAAATCATTCTGATCTAAATACCTTTTTAACTTCCAAACACTACAAAAAGATCTTTATTAAAAGATAAATTGCACGATCTATCCATCCGAACCCCTAGATCAGATCCAAACAAACACCCAAGAAGTTAATTTATAACCTTTTGGATGTTAATTTTAACTTCCAACACTTAGACAATAATCTAAATAGTTATCAACACTTTTACACTGGCAATTATTACTCATTAATCAACTACTTGCATAGTTGCCGCAGAAAAGTTATCAACGTATTTATACAACTTTGATCAGACGAAAAAAAACCGGCTATTTAACCGGCTCTAATTAATCTCCCCTATTAATTAATCTATCAGATCCTTTAGCATTGCTTTACTAATCAGATCAATTGCCATTAAGATATTTAATAACTCTTTAAGCATTAACCTGATCCGTCAATAGTCGTAAATGATCTTCTACTTCGTGGGTTCGAGCTTCTATAAACGGCCAAAAACCGGACTTTATATTAAATGCTCGCATTGCTATGACTTGATCTGGAAAACCTTTATATAGTTTGATTATGTTTGTACCGTCCGCATGGCTTATGATGCTGGCCAGCTTCTGATCAAAACCGCTTAATTGTCTATATTGCCACTTATAAACAAATGCTGGATCTGAGCCGTTGTAAATATCTTCGATCGAAGCGTTCAAGATCCAAGAATCGAGCGCTATTAATTTTCTTAGATCTGATCTACCTTTTGAATTACTCATTAGCTAATCTCCTTAATTGAATTAATCAGCGCATCTTGGTAATGCACATTAGCCAGAGTTTCGCTATTAATCCCGTCTAATTCCATTCCCATATCAACGCAAGATTGAATTGAGTCATATAATGAACAGTCGTTTTCTATTAGGTAATTCATTGCTACATGATAATAAATTATTTCTTGCTCATTGCAATAATCAATAGCATCATCATAACTTTCAAATTTTGTTATTTCATCTCTATAAGTATCGTCCACTATATATTTTTTCATTTTTAAAATCTCCATGATTTAAAGACTGATCAAAATTAATCAGTGGTCAAATTATAAGCCAAATAAATACCAGAATGATACTTATATTTAATTAAATTAAGTTGGCCGCTTTTTTCAAGTTTTCAAATTTTCAGCTAATTTACTACACCTAAAAAACAAAAAAACCACCTTTGAATAAATCTTAGGTGGAGTTCACGTTAAGGGCAAGTACCGCGTTAGGTGGGTATCACGTTAATGATCTATCCTTGAAAGGTACAAAAAGTCATCAATATTGCGACTTCTGATAGACTCAAGACTAGATTTATTAAAATATTCTTTAATATGCTTCTGATATTTGATCAACTTTTTAGTGGCGCCCGTTTTTGTCTTATATCCACAATCTAACCCTTGTTTGATCTTAAAATAAGACTTCCATTTCCTAGATCTATTGTCAAGGTATTCAACTATATCTTCATTTTTTCTAGTCACGTAATAACTCATAATTTAACCTCCATTGATCCATTAAAAGGCTTAACGCAACCGTTACCGGCCGAATAATACCAAACAAAATCTTTTTGAAAGATATATCCTAAATTCAAGTGGGTTAAAATCCCATTCAATCGCTCTTTAGTAGTTACCGTTTGCCATCCACAATCACTAATGGTCAAATAACTTCCTTTAATCCATGCAATTGCATTACCGTGCAATCTCATAACACGATCAGTTTCAAAATACATATCGGTATTAATACTCATGTTTCCCTTTGTTAATTTACTACCTTTAAAAAAGGCCTTAACACTATCTTCGGTTATCTTTTTCACTTTTACAGCTCCTCTTCTAACGGCAAACCTTGTGCCGTTACCTGTTCAGCTGTGTAGACCTTGCAAGAGTCGTATCTAGCATCACAACCCCAAGTGTCTTCATAAGATTTATCTTCAGCTAGCCTAATAGCCTCCTCTTCAGTTTCTGCTTCTACTCTTGCTTCATAGACGGTAGTTACGTCCAAATGTATTATCCAATGTTTCATTTTTAAAACTCCATGTTTTTATTTAAGAGATTGAATTATAGCAGTAGTATATACTTTTGCAACACTAAATTATAAATAAAGTTATCCACAAAAAAGAGATAGTTATCCACAACCAAATCTTAAAAAAGCTAGTTATCAACACAGTTATAAACATTAGGTGAGCATCGCGTTAAGGGTGGGTATCACGTTAAGTGAGCATCACGTTAAGTTATCAACATAGGTGAGTTTCACGTTATCCACAACCACTCAATATTGTTAATAACCCATCTAAAACAGCGAAGTTATCCACTTATCCACAATTCCATACCAACCTTATCAACATTGTTATCCACTATCTAAAGCTTTGATTTATCTAGTTTTTTTTAGGTTATCAACTGAAAAAAGGCTTGCTAATAATAATAATAATAAAAAAAGAAAAAAGAAAAAGATTGACAGCGGTATTGACACAGAATATATCACTATGATTTATTTATGTTTATTTTGCTATACACTATTGACACACTAGAATATTAGGTTAGAATAGACCCTGATAACGTTGATTTACGCGTTACTAACTAAGTCGTTACGAAGTAGTACGAAGTCGTTACGAAACATTAATCATGGAGAAAATATGCAAGAAAAACACGCTAGACACATTTGGCCAATGCTCAGCAAGACTAAAGATTTTCAGTCTGAGTTATCAGATATTTACAATGTTAAATTGAATGACATAGACATGGCTATATTCATCTATATCTCAGCACATCAAAGGGTAACAATACAAAAGACACGCAAAACAAAATACTTTAGAGGCTATGGAGTATCAACTATAAAAAGATCAATTGTTAAATTACTTAATGCAGAAATGATCTCAAAAGTACAAGACACAATAGACCGTAGAAAGAATATTCTAACTGTTAATTGGGATCTTTAATCATGAAAGAATTAAAAAACAAAATTAAAGCGTTGTCCATCGATTGCAAGTTGCACCACGCAAAGCTAGAGGATCTATATACAGCTGTTACGGGTGACTTAGAGTCTTTAGCAATGCAAGATCACACAGAAGTGATAAACATGGCTCTAATGGCGCGTGAAAGCTACGAACTACTCACTTATGCTACCTCAGATGAGTACATTGAGATTTACAATAGAATGCTAGAGGATAAATCATGAGTGACACAGCAACAGCAAATTCAAAGGGAGCTTCTGCAATAAACAGATACCCGCATTTGAAACAACAAATCATAGACTCTTGGGAGCTTATGAATGATGAGATAAGCGAGGGTAGCTCAGAGGAGATGGAGGTCGAGAGATTTTTGTCTGCGTTAGATGATATAACTGAGGAGGGAGTATGACTGAACAGCAAGAGAATACATTGTCTGATTTACACTATCTAGTAGCGAATAAAAACTATTGGGTAGATAGATGGCACAAAGATGAAACATCCTTTGAGATGTGGAGAGCTATTGATGAAGCTATTGAATTAATTGATGAACTTAAAGAGGATGCAAAATTCTTTAA